TTATGTTCCTTCGGGAACTGGTAATCCCGCCGAATCACTTCTTTCGCAACTCAACGAGCAAAAAGTATATTGGGTCATCACGCAAGAAATACCTTCAACGGATACTTTATGGTCTCCTATTCAGTCCATAGTATTCTCTTCCGCCTTAATGCCCGTAAAACCCGAAGCAAATGCGGCACCAGTCGTCGTCGGTCAAAGCAATATTGGTTATTCAACTTCTACCGCTCAATCCGCATTTACTCGTATCATTACTGATATTTCCTTATCTATGGCGCAAGGTGCTGCCTCCTACAAATCTTTTATCTACTATGTGCCTACTGCCGAATACCGAATGTCCGACTTTTTAGCATCGCACCAACCTCTTCAAGGCGTTGATGTCCAAGTGTTTTGGAAGAACCGCCTTAACAATCAACTCTATCCTATTTCTATGACAAACCTTTCAAGCGTCTCATTTAAAATGATGTTTAAAAAGAAAGGTCTCGGAAACAAGGCAGACCAAAGTTATTAAAATAAAAAAACGCCCCCAAAAATATTCTGTTATAAGAATTATAAACAATGAGCGCCGATATTGAAAAACTCGCCGTCTTTGATTCTCGTATCGTCCAATCCCGCCCACGATACGCAGTAGAAAAAGGTGCCTTGTCTTTAACCAACGCACCTTTTAACGCCATCTCCAAGACCTCTTCCCAACACACCTACAACATCTATGTTCCATCTGAAAATGTGTTCGTAGATAGAGGTGTAGAATGGTCTGCTACTGCTCTTTTGAACTCCCAAGTCAATTGGTTGTCGGATTCGGGTCTCGGTGCTACTCCTACCGCTGGAACACCAATTTGGGTTCCTTCCGTTGATTTTGCCTTGTCCGCATTTCCACTCAACTCTCTCTGCTCTACTACAACCGCCACCATCAACGACACAACATCGGTCATTAACTCCCAAGATGTCTTGAAGGAAGTTCTCCGTCTTACCGACTACAAGAAAAATCGTCTTCAACGCCAATGTCCTACTATGCTTGACAAGTATCAGTGCTACGACGACGCATACGCTTGTGTGAATAACCCTCTTACTGGTTTTTCATCAACAACAGATTACGCCGAAGACCAAAATGGTGTCTTCCCACAAATCTATTTTACCGATAAGAATGGTAATATTCTTGTTGAAGGCGCATACTACGACGCAACTGGAACACAATCTTCTCAACCCGCAACTGCTACTTCAGCACCGGGAACTTATGTAGTCCTCAATGGATTACCTTGTATCGCAACTTCCGCTGCCTCAACCGCTTGTGTTGGTGTATCCACAACTGATACATTAGGTAATGCCGTTTATCAATGGAACTTGTTCTACGCCTTCTCTTCTACTGAAAAGATTGTCCTTTCACCATTCACATTCTCCGACTGCCACGAATGGGATACTGGATTATTCGGCATCAACAACATTCAAATGATTATGAACTTACAATCACCATCTCGTATCATTCGCTACTCGGGTATGCGAGAACCAGTCGCCGTCGCTGGTTCAGCAACAACTCCCGCTGGAAGCAAGAGCGGTGTAAGTTCAGTCATTACAAACTTCAACACTACTAATCCTTTCCCAACCGCCATTCTTAATGTCCAATTCTTAACCCCTTCTCTTGATGTTCCACTCCCACCAAAGTCAGTTGTTCCATATATGGAATTTCCCCGTTATATCACAACTGCCGCACAAACTCTCTCACCAAACCAAGCAGTTCAAATCCAATCTCAAACCATTACATTACCTCAAATCCCCGATTTGTTAATTGTGTATGTAAAGGCAGCAATCCAAGGATACTCAACCAATCCAGCAAACTACGGAGACTTCTACCTCCCACTCTGCTCTCGTTGGGCGCCATACGGAGGTCAAGTCGCACAACCATTAACAATTAACTTTGACAACTTCTCGGGTCTCTTGTCCTCACATACAACCGAAGAACTCTACGGAATGTCAGTTAAGAATGGTCTTGATATGGACTGGGCGACTTGGAGTGGTTGGGCGGCAAAAGGTTTAGACTCCGCAACACCGGGAGTATTAATCCCTTCTCAATCCGCAACTGGCGTCGTTGGAACAACAATTAAAGGAGGCAAAGTCCCCACAACTGGTTCTATCCTCGTTCTCAAACCTTCCCAAGATATTACCTTACAAACGGGTCAAGCACCATCACTCGTAGGAAACTTTACCTTACAATTCAACTTACAAGTTTGGAACAACACCTCTTACAATGTAATTCCACAACTCTTCGTCATTACCGCAAACTCGGGTTTCTTTGAATCTATTCGTGGTTCTTCTCGTATAATCAAAGGTGTATTATCCGAACAAGACATTATCGGCGCTCCAATTGCTCCAACCGCTACACGCCAAGAACTCTGCCGTTATGTTGGTGCTGGGGGTATTATGGGTTCTCTCGCCAACATTCTCTCCAAAGTTAAAGGTCCAGCATTAGAACTCTTAAAAGAAGTCGGTCATCACGCTGGAAAGGAACTTCTCCATCACGGCGCTGAGTTCGCCAAGAAGAAGTTAGGTCTTGGAATGAGTGGAGGTGAAGGACAAATGTCTGCTGGTTCTATGAGTGGAGGACGCAAGGGACTTTCCGCCCGATTAATGTAAGATACTAACGAAACCAAAAATCGTATATAGTCGGCATCGCTTAATGTTCGCTCTGCGTTCTTGACTAATTTTTTAAGCATATATAACAATACAAATGAATATAAATCAAGAAGAAGGACAATCTATCAGTCGTCTTGATTTATGTAATGAACCCCGATTTCGGTATGCGTATATGCCTACCAAAGGATATGTAAAGCGAGATTGTTTGGAGAAATCTTGTTTGCTTTCCAATTACCCTTTATCTTCTCGTGAGACTTGTGAAACACACTTCGTTTCATCTCCGCAGTTCCTTTCGGCACTTTCCCCTCTTTCTCTTGTTGAGTCCATAAAAGGAAATCTCCATACCCCTCTCTTCCGAACTTAACTCCATCATACTCTAATTTATGTATCCCGTCGTGTGCGAACTCTAACTTTTTAGGGTCTAATCCGTATGCCTTCGCTTTTGCTCTTGCCTTCCGAAGATATGCTGAATCCGTAAGTCCGCCTCCTCTCAAATCAGTATCGTGCTTCTTGTTTCCGTCTATAAATGAATACACTCTCGCCATCGCCCATTGTTCTTTTGAAAGTTTTTGGGACATTGGCGCATCAACACCTTTTTTAAAACTGCCTTTTAGTCTTACGCTTGTTGGATTTGTTTTATAAGCACCAATACCACGATTATAAACTTCTTGGAGAACATTACGAGATATTCCACTTGCCTCTGAAAGTTCATCTAACGAATGACCTTCATTTTTCAACTTCAACTTTCTAATAACATTCTCCCTATGAGTGCCTCCGTCCTCTCACATTCACTACATCAAACGACTTCTTGCGTGGTTCCTTTATATGTGTGCGTCTGTTGATATGTGCTACTCGTATATCAGTCAGAGATTTTTGTTTAGGTGCTGGACCCATAGGAGCGGGAGGTTTAGTCTGATGATACACTACAATTTTGGGTTCAACGACTTCTTGCTTTGAAGAACACACGCCCAAACCTTTCATATACTCATCTTTTAAGTGTTCTAACATAAGACGGGTCTTTTCGTGCTTCTCTTTGGTTTCTTTTAGAGTTTTCTTGACATCTTCGGTCTGTTCCATCTTACTCAAATCTCTGATAGTATCTTCATACAACTTCAAGAACTTTTTGTATGTTTCTATACTTGAAAGGCGTTCTTCCGCTCGTATTCTTTCTAACTCTCGTTCTTCTTTCATCATATCTATATCACTTTGGGTTTCTTGACGCTTACGCTTGTTCGTTCCTCCTACAAAATTATCTAATGCGTGAGCGTCTAATTTATCCTTGACGAACCCAACATACGGGATATGCGAAACGATACGATTAATAACGGACTTCTTCTTTTTGGGACGCACTTCCACATTCTTCGCACTGCGACCCATAATGGAAAGCAAAGGGTCTCCGTCTTGGTAGATACGGCGATTATCAATTTCTCTATCTTGGTCTCCTAATGAAATTGCTGGATTGTAAGATACGCCTTTTTGGAGTAATCCCTTCTTCAAGAACGCATCTAATATCGCACCGCCTAATGAATGACCGACGCCGTAGTAATCTATTTCTTCGGGAAACTCTTGGCGCTTCTTAAAGTCTTCTAATGTCTTCAAATCATTCTTGAAGCGTGGAGTGGATTCTAATCTGCCTATCGCTAATTGTGTGTCCGCCCATAAATCTTGTTTATCGGTCGGTATAGTTCCACGAATGCCTACTATGATTGTATCGTAGAACCCCTCTTCGTTTCTTACGCCGTAGAACTTCAAAGTGGGAGTAGAGTATAATAACTTGAACGGACCTACATAAGACATAGGCGAAGAACTATAAGATTGCTTGGCGATTTTTTGTAATACATCTAATTGCGGAATAGCGCCGTATCCTTTATTCATATATCGTTCTACTCGTTCGGGAGCGCTTCTTGATACTGCTCTTGCTAATGCTTGTCCGTGAGTAATACCGAACCAACTTGATGCCTTCCGTGCGACTTCTTCGTGCTTTCCTTTATACCAAAGGTCTGCTATGTGAGTGTATTGATTCTCGGGCATACCCGAGTTCTTCAATAGTTCTAAAAGTTTAGTTATTGTTCTCTTTTCATCATTTATCCATTCAGCAAACTCATCAAAATAGTCTGCTCGTTTATCGGTAGGTCTGTTATGAGTTCTTGCTAATGCTCTTGATACATCGTGTATATCGGAATAATCATCTAATTGATACAATAACTTATCCCCGAACTCTTGCTTCTTACCTTGACGCAATAATTCTTGGAGTTCTCTAACAAGGTCATACTCCAATACAAAGTCTCTTGAAAGTATGCTTCCTATTTCTGCTATATCGTCCTTACTCAATTTTGGTTTATTAATAATTCCATTTATCTTATTCATTCCTTCTTCTATGATACTTTCATCTTCTTCTATGTCCTTCATCTCTTCCCTCACCATAGCATTTGAAGGGTTCTTACTCACATAAATAAACTCCTTCTTTGGTTTTCCCTTTCCCGAAGCGTTCGTTGTTCTTGCCCTCTTTGCTTTGGGTTTTCTAATACCCATTAATTCATCTTCGGTCGGCATACCTTCTTTTATTGTTGGAGCGCTTGTGAATGGGTCATCTTTACTTATTTGAGTATGGACTACGGGTGCTGGTTCGGGCGTCATCTTTCCGAATATAATTCCAAGAATATCGCTTACTTCCTTTTCGGCGGTAGGTGAGGCATTAAAGGTCTTTACAAAACCTTTAACCAATTCCTTCTTATCGTCTTCCTTGCCCTTGCCTACATTCACATACAACGCCTTCAACTGCTCCTTTGCCCTTTCCTTCGGCATACCTTCTCTGCTATAATGCTTTCCCTTATCATCTACAACCCAATACAAATCCTTGCGTGGGACTTTGCGAAGTTTAAAAGGCATCTTTATACTTAATTGAGAATTAATATCTTATGTAGATGATGTAGATGAAAAAGTAAAAAAAGTAAAACGATTTTATATATAAAATAAAAATATAGAAAGTTTGCTTTTCCTTCTACATCATCTACATAAAGATAAAAGCGGGTTTATTCGTATATATATATGGTAAAAATCTACTAAATATAGGTAATTACACCCATATAGTAGAAAAATAATGGTAAAAAAATTAATTTTTTTACATAGAAAAAAGTGTATAGTATCGGTAAATACCTCTTTTTTGTAGTTATTTACTCATATTTTTAATAATCGGCAATACAATCTTGACTATTTCCATAAATAATCGCTTCGTCGCCATTCGGTCTTTGGTATGTATTGCGACCACAAGGTCTTCTGCTATGAACGGAAGATAATTGACTGCCCTCCGTATCATTTCTTTATTCTAACTATCTTTTTTTGTATAGTCGTCTGACTACGCAGATGGAGTTTCAATTGCTTTTCCCTCCATTTCTTCATTTCAAGAATGTATCCGAGATACTTACTCCACATTTACTTTATCCTTCGGTTCTTCTTTTTCGGGGACGGGGGAAGAAGGCGGTGCTGGGGGAGTGGGATATATGAGTTCGGAAAGAACATCACGCAATCTCTTTAACACTTCCAAGATTATGTCTATCTTGGATAGTATTTCGGTCTTTATAAACTGGTCCATTATAATAGTATAAACAAAAAAGGTTTATTAGCATCAATGGAAGAGATTACCATAAAAATTATAGTAAGTAAAAGCGGTCGCAAATGGGCGTCTTCGCAGTGTGATAAATGCGGGAAGTGGATAATGTGTTTTAAAATGAATAAACATAAAGCGTCCCATAATGCGTCAGTATCAAAAATAAATAATGTTGTAATTCCATAAAGAATGGCGGGAATTAAAGTGAATGAGTTTATGATTCATCTCGGCAAGGAATTGCGAGATAGTAAGGGCGTGTCCGAAAATACGGCAAATGCTTACATTAAGTCTATGTATCTCTTGAACGGCAAACAACCATTCAAGAACTTATCTTTCTTGAAGAACACCGAAAAGGTTGAAGAGTTCGTCAAGAAGTATGCCGATAATACTATTAAACTTATTTATGCTTCTATTGTATCGGTCCTTTCTTTATTCAAAGAGAAACCAGCATACAAGAAGATATACCAGTTCTATTACGATAAGATGATGGGTAAAGCAAAGTCTATGAAAGAGGACGGAGCAGAATCCAGCGAAAAGACCGAAAAGCAAAAGGAGAACTGGATTTCGTGGGAGGAAGTCAAGGGTATTTCCAATCAAATGGAACAAGAAGTTCTCACTTTTTCCAAGAAGAAGTCTATATCCGACGACGAGTTTGAAAAGTTGCTCCATTACACTATCCTCTCACTTTATACTGAAACACAACCCCGCAGAAACCAAGACTATTTAGATATGATGGTTGTGAAGAAACTCCCTTCGGACTCCGACCATAACTACCTTGTTCTCAATCGCACCAACCCTTCCAAGTTTGTATTTAATGTATTCAAGACCGCAAAGAAATACGGGCAACAAGTTTTAGACATTCCCGACAAGTTGGCGCAAGTCATTAAGTTGTATTTGAAGTATCACCCACTTCGCAAGGAAGCGTCTTACAACTTCTTGGTGTCGTATGATGGGTCTCCGTTAGTCGCTCAAAACGCAATAACACGAGTTCTCAATAAGATATTTGGAAAGAAGGTCGGAAGCAGTATGCTCCGCCATATATTTCTATCCACGAAATACGACATCAAGGAGATGGAAAAGGACGCCAACGCTATGGGTCATTCAGTTGAAGAGCAAAAGAAGTATATGAAAGGAAGTGGCGAAACTACAACCGAAGTTATTGTTCCTACAATAGAAGATAAATCTCAATCAGTTTGAGGTTTAGTTTGTTCTTCTTGGACCTTTCGCATTTCTTCACGGAGTAATGGTTCAAAATCTTGCGAACCGCTCACATAGAGATACAACTTAAAAATCTTATTTGTAAGACGCCATAAATGGTCTTTATAAATGAGAGAGTGAGCGTCTTTGGTGGCGCCTACACTTGTATCCACTAACTTCTGCGTCTTTTCGCAGTCGTCCGCTTCTTCGCTGAACGCTTCGGACATAGTCTTCACGAGTTTAAAGTCAATATTGTAGTCCGCCATCTTGTTTTGTAATTACGAACTATTTTAATTTTCTTCCATTACCGCACCATCTTGGCGAACAAGAGGAATATTGGGCGGTGCGCCAACTAAAAAGAACTTTAACTTTTCCAGTTCTTCTTGAAGTCTTTGTATCTCAGCGTATAAGAAGTTTATCTTGTTCTTCGTGTCCGTCATCTCATTCAAGATGCCCCCGAACATCTTTTATAATTTAAAAAGAAACAATAATCGGTCCCTTCTTAATTTCAAAACGAGGCGCTTCTTTGGGTATTTTCACCTTCGCTTTCTTCGGTTCCTTCGCTTCCTTCGGCGGAGTATCCTTCGTCAAAGAGGGTTGAGAAGTCAATTTCTCCTTTGCTCGTCTCGGCATTATGTATTGTTGATAAACTTTTTAGAAGAATTACACTTTTCATCGTCAAGTGCTTGAAGTTGTCATTCACGAACAAGACATCACGGATATATTTTTGGAAGACGGGCGATATACTGGCGGACGCTAAACAATCGTCTAATGCCCTCTTGACCTTGCCTTCGTTCTGTTTATAATACTTCATTCGCATCTTCTCCCGTTCCCGTTCGGCGACGGCGGGGTCGTTTTTCATATCCTCCCGTATCTTCGCACGGCGCTTTGCGTCATTCTCACGCATCTTTGCTTTCAATTGGTCCTTATGGGTTTCGTAATAAGAAGGCATACTGATTATTACTATTAATAGGAGAGAATTATTTAATCCGTTTTCGCCTTATGTAGATGATGTAGAAGGAAAAGCAAACTTTCTATAAAATACTATTCCTATAAAAATTACTTTACTTTTTTTACTTTTTCATCTACATCATCTACATAAAAAAATAGGAGTTATATTGTTTATCCTATTAAGGTTCTAATAATCGGCGTCTTGCGTTCCCTTCTTCGTCCTTGCGTTTCAAACCTAACCAATACATACCGCACTTCTGCTCTACGACTACCCCTTCTGCGTTCGTATAACTGAAACTAGAAGTCCGCTTCTCCTCTACTCCGCAGTATCCTAAATGCTCCTTAAATGTGGTCTTATCGCAGTAAGACTCGGGCATACCCGTATCAAACAAGTATCGTTGTCTTAACTCCCGACTACCTATCCAATACTTCTTTTCAGTTATGGGGACCTTCTCATAATACTCATACAACCATTCCTTCACCTTATTGTTTCCGTCAATATACTCGCTCGTCTTATCCGCCACCATCTTTGGCATCTTCGGACTTTCGGTAATTGTAGGGTATAACTCTAACAACATAAGTATGAATGCGTCTCGTAATCGGTCGTCTTCGTTAATTCTCACTTTGAGTTGTGGGTCTTTGGGTCGCATATTCGTGCCTTCTATGACCTCATCGTCGTCCTTAAAATCAAACGGGAACGGGATACAACGGAGGCGTCGTGTTAAAGCGTTTCCGTCTAACTTTGACATCTTGGGGATTGTGTTTGCTTGGATAAACAACCCCGCTTGGAGTTTGAAGGTTATATCGTCTTTGTAAAGTCGTCTTGCCGTTATAGCATCATTCCCCGTCCAACGCTTTACTTCATCAATCTGTATCTGCTCCTTATCGCTCGGTTCGGACGCCATCATTATGCGCTTACCTTTGGAATCTACTAATTTAGAGTTCGTAGCGTTCTTGCTTTCGGTAGGTTTCGTAATAAGGGTAGAGGGTATAGTAATATAGTATCCGTCCTCTCCGCCGAACGCTCGTTTAACTAAATCGGCAAGAACACCTTTGCCGTTTCCACCGCTTCCAGTCCAAATATAGAACTCTTCGTGGATACGCATACCGCATAAACATAGCGCTATGGTTCTCATTACATAATCTATTACTTCCCAGTTTTCCCAAATGGACCATAAAATCATATTTACTTCGTCTTTATCTTCTTGCTTCACAAACTCGGGATAGTCGTATCCAGTATTAATACAAATGTAATCGTCGGGTCGTATGTTGCGAACTTCCATCGTCTTTAAATCAACTACTTTGTTTTTGAACGCAAATAAGTATCTGCTCTCGTCTATTAAGTTCGGTAAATTATGGTTCATATAATCATTACTAACAAACTTGGTTGTGCCTTCTACAAATGACGCCATACCTATTTTGAGTTCAAACTTGTTCGTTCCGATAAGTTTGCTTACCTCTTCTTCGTCTTCGCTTGATGAGTCTATTTGGCGTTTGTAGTGCCGTATTTCTTTCGTAATTGTTGTAGTTATGTCGCTTAATATTTGCTTCGGTGTATCCTTACTATATTCCCACGCATTAGAAGGTAAGGCGATATACCAACCCAGTGATGGGTGATAAGCGTATGCGTGTGGTTTAATGTTGTAGAAATAAGATGCCGTGTTTGCGTGGTTAGGAACGCAAATTAACTTCCAAAAGTTCTTCTGCTTGTGTTGTAATTCCTTGAACTTCGCTTCGTTGTCGTTCTTCAACCACCACCAAAGCGTATTATCACTCGCCGATGTTTCACGATAAAGGTTCCATTTAGTTCTACAACTTTCTTCGTTGAACTTCTTTGACTTCTGCGAGTATTCACGGAATACCTCGTAATCGCACCCTAAATTGTAAAGTATCTGACCGAATAAGAACCAGTCGGGTTCGTAGTCAAAGTGCGCTGGATTTACATTATCTAATACTTCCCGAAGTATTGCGACTTCTTCGGGTAATGCGGGTAATCGTTCGTTTCCGTTCCGCTTCTTGAACTCCTTCTTTACAACTTCGGGTTCTTTAATTTCGGGTTCGGGTAATGCCTTGCTTTCTTCGGGTATGTAGGTAAGTAATGTATCTATAACACTTGCGCCATTGATTATAACAAGAGGTCTAACTTCTCCGTCTTTGGAGGAGTTCCACATTCTCATCTTGCGTCCCTTTGGGTTATATACACTACTATCAAGGTTGAGGTGCGACGCATCTATGTCTTTATTGTCTTTTGAAATATTCAAGTGTAAAGGTATGTATATCTTGAACGCCTCTTGAAGTTTAGGATAAATAGTTTCAATAACAAACTTCTGTATAGCGTGTTTGGACCCGTG